GCTCAAGACCTGGGCGCAGGACACGGCCTATGGCATTGCCATCGTGATCGATGCGCTGCGCGGTGTGATCCAGATGGCCAAGGCGGTGATGGGCAGCTTCGAGGCGGTCTGGGCCGATATTGAGTTGCTTGGCACTTTCCTCGCTGGTGGCAAGGGGCTGAACCCGTTTTCCGAGGAAAACCAGGCCACCCTCAAGACCGCACTGGAAAAGCGCAATGCGATCGTTGAGAAGGCCAATCAGACCTATGTTGACCTGTGGAAGATGCCGCTCCTGGCCGATGCGGTCAAAGAACGCTTTGACGCCATCAACCGGGGCGAGACCGAAGCAGCCGGTGAAGCCGCCAAGCCCAAGCTCAACTACAACTCGGCCACTGGTGCGCTCACTGCAGCGGCCATGGCCAAGATCGAGAGCGACATCAAGCAGCTGCAGGGGTTGACCGATGTGGAGACGGGCCTTCTGAAGGACCGACAAAAGATCATCGACCTCTACGAGGGGCAGGGATACATCAGCTACAAAGAGGCCAGTGAGGCTCGGCTGAACGCCCAGCAGGAATTCACGGACCGCTTGGGCGAGTTGTATGCGCAGGAAGAGTCCATCTTGAAGCGTGGCCTGGCCACCGTGGCCAAGACAGCCCAGGACAAACTCAAGCTGCAAGACAAACTTTCGGAAATCATCCTGCGCCGAGAAAAGCTCGAACGTGAAGCCCAGCAGTCCAATCTCGAGCGCGAAATCAAGCTGCCGGGTGAAACGCTCAAGGATCTGCAGGAGCAAGTGGCCAGGAGCCAGGGGCAGCTTCGATCGACCGAAGAGCAAATCAAGGTCCTTCGGGAGACCGGATCGATCAGCGAGATCGATGCACTCAAGCGTCTGTCCGCTGCCAGGCGCTCCAGCGCCGATGAGTTGGCGGATTTCGCGGCCAAGGCCAGAGAGCTGGTGGAGGCCACGCCTGGCAACGACAAGTTGGCCGAATCGTTTAAGCGCATTGAGGAGGCGGCCCGTCAGGCAGCCGATGGGGCGACCTTGCTGGGGCAACGGGCCCTTGAGTTGTCAGACCCCGGCGCAGGGTTCTCCAAGGCGCTGCGCACCCTGGGTGAAGAAACCGAGCAGGTGGGCAAGCAGATGGAGGCGGTGACCACCAAGGCCTTCAATGGGATGACGGATGCGCTCACAAACTTCGTGATGACGGGCAAGCTCGACTTTAGGTCGCTGGCCACCTCCATCATTTCGGACCTGATCCGCATCCAGATCCAGCGTGCCATCACGCTGCCCATGGCCAAGGCGCTGGGCAGCATGTTCGGGTTTGCCGATGGCGGGATCATGACCTCGGCTGGTCCCTTGCCCTTGCGTACCTACGCCAGTGGCGGGGTGGCCACCACGCCTCAGTTGGCAGTCTTTGGCGAGGGTTCCATGGCCGAGGCCTATGTGCCGCTGCCCGATGGTCGCTCGATCCCCGTCACGATGAACCAGTCTTCGTCCGGGGGCGGTGATGTGTTCAACATCTCGGTCAACGTAGCAGAGGGTGGGGTGACCAGCAGCGCAGGGCAGGGCAAAGACCTGGGGCGGGCGATTTCCAGTGCGGTGCGCCAGGAGCTGCTCAACCAAAAGCGGGTCGGTGGTCTGCTGGACCCGCGTCGGCAGTGATGTATTGAAGGATTCTCATGGCGACGTTCACATCGACATTTACGTGGACGGCCTCGATTGGGGCGTCCCTCACCGTCAAACCCAATGTCCGCAAGGTCTCTTTTGGGGACGGGTACGAGCAGCGCCTGGCCTTTGGCATCAACACCCAGCCGGAGATCTGGTCCCTGGAATTCAGGGGCAAATCAACGGCCGAGGCGGCTGTCATCGACAACTTCCTGCGTGCCCGTGGGGCGGTTCAGGCATTCGACTGGACAACCCCGAGTGGCATTGCGGGCAAGTTCCTTTGCGAAGAGTGGAGCCGCACCGTGGAAGAACCCAATCTGGAAAACATCCGAGCCACGTTCAGGCAGGTGTTTGATCTCTCATGACAGCACAAGCCATTACCTCTGAAATTCAGCAACTTTCCCCGAGTGCTGTCATCGAGCTCTTCGTGATGGACCTGACCCTCTTCAACGAAGGCGTAGTCCGCTTTCATGCGGGCACGAACGAACTGCGCCGTCAGGTGGTCTGGCAAGGCAACACCTATGAGCCGTTCCCTATCCAGGCTGAAGGCTTTGAGTTCAACGGTAACGGCCAGGTGCCGCGTCCCAAACTCAAGGTGGCCAACGTCACAGGCAGCATCACTGCGCTGATCCTCTCCTACCAGGACCTGGTGGGGGCTCGGGTCACGAGAAAACGCACGCTGCTCAAGTACCTTGATGCCGTCAATTTCGGGACCGGCAGCAACCCGACCGCTGATCCGACGGCCGAGTTTGCCGACGATGTGTATTTCATTGACCGCAAGTCCCGGGAAACCCGGGATGTGGTCGAGTTTGAGTTGGCTGCCTCATTTGACCTTGAAGGGGTTTCCTTGCCCAGACGGCAGATTGTTCAAAACGTCTGCCCCTGGAGCTACCGGGGTTCGGAGTGCGGCTACACCGGGACGGCCTATTTCAATGCCAATGACGAGACGGTAACTGGCCGAACGCAGGATGTCTGCGGTAAACGGCTGGTGTCCTGTCAGAAGCGCTTTGGCTCAAATGCCGAGTTGCCATTTGGCGGGTTTCCAGCGGCGGGGTTGATCCGATGATGGACTCCATCAACCAATCGCTGGCGCTGGCCCATGCTGCTCGGGAGTTCCCCCGTGAAGCCTGTGGCCTGCTCGTCATTCACAAGGGCCGGGAGACCTATGTCCCATGCCGCAACATTGGCGTGGGTACCGACCAGTTCGTGATCCATCCCGAGGACTATGTCCGGGCCGATCGGCTTGGAGAGATCGTGGGGGTGTTCCATTCCCATCCGAATCTGCCCGCTGAGCCCAGCCAGGCCGACAAAGTGGCCTGCGAAGCTTCCGGCTTGCCCTGGTTCATTCTGTCCTTCCCCTCTGGACAGTGGCATGAGATGCAGCCATCTGGCTACATCGCTCCCTTGGTCGGTCGGGCATGGGCCCACGGGGTGCTTGATTGCTACTCGGTGATCCGGGACTGGTATCGGGCAGAGCGAGGCATTGACCTGCCGAACTTTGACCGCTTTGACGAATGGTGGAAGCGCGGCCAAAGCCTGTACCTCGACAACTTCGGCTCGGCAGGTTTTGAGGCGCTGGGAGCCGTTCAATCCCAGGACATGGAAGTTGGCGATGTGCTCCTGATGCAGGTGGCATCACCTGTTCCCAACCATGCCGCCATCTACCTGGGCGATGGCCTGATCCTGCATCACCTGCAGGGCAGACTCTCCAGCCGGGATGTGTATGGCGGCTACTGGCAAAAGATCACAACGCACACCTTGCGATATTGCTCGGAAATCACTCCTTCTCCATGACCACCATCATCCTTCTCGGCGAGCTGGGCAAGCGCTTCGGGCGCAGGCACAAGATGGCTGTGACCAATGCTGCGGAAGCAGTGCGTGCCCTGTGCGCGAACTTTCCCACTTTCGAGCGAGAACTTGTCGCCTCAGGTGAGCGAGGTGTGGGCTACCGGGTGCTCGCAGGGCGGGACGCCTTGAATCTTCATCGGCTGCATGAGCCCACGGGCCAGCAGCACATCACGATTGCGCCCGTGATCTCGGGTGCTGGGGGCAATGGCCTGGGCCAGATCCTTTTGGGGGCGGCTCTGATCGCTGTGTCCTGGTGGAACCCGATGGGGTGGGCTGCGGCGGGATCGTTTCTCTCACAGGCCACGCTCTATTCGGTGGGTACTTCCATGATTTTGGGAGGCGTGGCCCAGATGATTGCTCCGACGGCCAAGTCCTCCGACCCTTCAGAGCGACCAGAAAACCAGCCGAGCTACGTTTTCAACGGTGCTGTTAATACCACGGCCCAAGGGCATCCCGTGCCTGTGGGTTATGGGCGGCTGATTGTGGGGTCTGCCGTGATCAGCGCGGGCATTGATGTGGATGAGATCGCTGTATGAGCACCCAGAGCACTTCTCTGATCATTGGCGCAGGTGGTGGAAAAGGTGGGGGCGGCA